TCTTGCTGCCGGATGCTTTGGTCAAGCATTGACCACGCTTTCGCAACACGCCGAGCAGGACCGGCAGCCTTTGGATTTGGGTCAAGCCCAAGCTCCGCAAGTCTCATATTCATGCGCGCCGTTGTTGACTGCACCTCGCTCTGCGTCACTTCCGGATTCGCAGCAGCGTCTCCCTGCAGCCGGGCAAGTTCCTTAAACTCGGTGTCTCCAAGCACGTTCTTGAATGCCATCAAGTCAGTAGCGCGCAGCAGAACAGGGTTCGTTCGCAACCTGTAATACACCTCGGGGTCGGTCTCAACCTTGCCGCCACCGCGCAGCCCGTCCGCGTAGTTCCGCACCGCCCCGAGCTTGTCGCCGGGGATGGCCGCGCGCAGCGACGCCGGAATCGCCGCGAGGTTGCCCCCGTTCGCCTCCAGCCGCCCGTAGACCGCCGCCATGACTTCCTGCTCGCGCCGCTCACGGTCGCGCAGCATCGACCCGACCTGCGCCAGAGCCTCCTGCGTCGCGTCGTCGCGCACCCGCACATTGTCGCCGGCAATCTCCCGCACGGCCTGACGCACCTCGGTCTCGCTCGGGATGCGCCGGCCGAAGGACTTGATGACATCGTCCGCGATGCGCGCAGACGCGCGCAGGTCGGTCTCGGTCGCCACCTTGCCCTCAAGCTCCACGAGCCGGGGCGCCTTGATGGTCGCCCGGTTGCGGTCGATGTACTGCGCAGCAAATTCCACGTCTCCGGCGTCGAGCGCCGAATTGACCACCGCCGCGTGGATCTGGTCCACATTGTCCATCTGGGCCGCGAGCAGCGCGTCCCCGGTGATGCCCTTGCGGTCAGCCCACAGCGCCGTGTTCGCCGCGATGCGCGCGATGCTGTCGTTCACCTTCGCCTGGTCGCGCCAGTTCAGCGCCGCCACATTGGTCTCGGTCTTGACCGCGCCCTCGTAGACGTTGTCCCGGTACTGCTCGGTCTCGCGCAGCACATGCCGCATCAGCGAATCATCGAACTCGGCCTTCGCCATCCCGGCGCGCCGCCGGAACAAGTCCTGCTGCCGCGTGCTCGGCAACTCCGCAGCGACCTCCTCAATCGCCTTGTCGAAGTCGCCCGAGTAGCGCGTCATGAAGTCCGGCGCCACCGCATCGGAGGCGCGCTTGGACGAGAACCCCGTCTCCGGGTTCATCATCAGGTCGGTCTGCCGATCGCGCAGCCGGTTGAACGCATCCTCCACCCGCAACTGGTCGAGGTCCGCAGAGAGCTGCCCGAACGCCTGCGCCCCACGCGCCACGGCCTCGGCCGTCTCAATCGCCTGAGCCCCCACAGCCGCAAGCCCGCGCGTGCTCGGCGTCGCGATGCGCGGGACAACCTGTCGGCGGTAGAACTCAAGCTTCGCCATGAATCACCTCGGGCCGATTCTTGTCATCGATGTCGGCACCCGGCGCCCGGTCACCTGCACGCCCGTCAACTGCGACGCCTTCGCGCCGCCGCCCGGCAACTGCCCGCCTGCGCCGGCATACGCGCCAAACCCCGCCGCCGACGCCTGCAGGATGCCCTGCGCCCACGACGGACGCGACGCCCGCACGATGCGCGCCTCGGTCAAGAGACTCCCGGCCTGCGTCTCGCCCTGATAGGCCAGCGACAGCGCGTCGAGCTCGGCAGCCGTGGCCGCCTGCTTGTAGACATCCCCGAAGGTCACCGACTCGGTGAGCCCGGCCTGCGCCCCGGCTGCACGAAGTTCGCCGAACTGCCGCTGGGTCTCCCGTCGCAGCGCTTCCTCCTCAAGGCCAGCCTGCCGGCGCGCGACAGACGCCTCGACCTCAAGCGCACGCGCCTGCGCCGCGCCTACCTGACGCTGCTGCCCGGTCGCCATCAGCGACGATGCCGCCGCTGCCGCCGCCGCGATGAAAGGTGCTGCCGCCATTATCGAACCCTCGCGTACATGACCATGTCGCTCCCATCCTGCCCGAACGCCCTCATCAGGCCCTCGCGCTCGAACCCGAGCATTATCGCCCATCTGTGGCCGGGCTCAAACTCCGGGTAGACATACGCCTCCACACGCCTGATCCCGCACCCATCGAGGAACCGCAGCACCTCCCGGTGCAGCCCCCTCATGCTCCTGCCCGCATCCCACGACAGCAGCGCCCAAGCCGACGCCCGCCCAGCCCAGAGGTTCACCACCCCGGCGCAGCAGATGATGAGCCCGTCACGCCGCACCGTGTAACACGGCCCGGCATCGACCAGCTCCTGCCCGTAGCCCGGCCGCCCCACGAACGCCGCGAGGTACTCCTGCGCCGGCTGCAACCTCAACTCGTCGAGGTCTGCGGGCCGGAACTTGCGGACCTCGATCACCCCTGCGTCTCCATCTCGGGATAGAGCGCGATGACCGTCATCGGCAGCGGCTGGTCAGCCACCACCCAGATGCGACCGTCCGTCTCATACCCGCCACGGAAGGCGAACACATCGGTGTCTCCGGTCAGCAACGGCGGCACCTCGTCCATAAAATCGTTCAGCGCCCGGTACTGGATGAGGTCCAGATTCGTCGGCCCCGACCCTACCTTGCCACCCAAGCTCGCGTAGAGCCGCAGGCCGACCTTGTGGATGCGCTTGACCTTCGCCTGCGCCGTCCCGATGGAGCCGCCCGCCGCCAATCTCTGCGTCGCCAGCGTCGAGGTGTACGGATACCCAACCGTCGCGCGCGAGGCCGCGAACGGCAGCGTCACCGCACCGTCCGTCACAAGGAGATCGTTCACCTCCTGCCCGTCAGCAAGCGCCGCCACAGTCTCACCCTCAAGGTGCCACAGGCCGCGCAGCGTCGTCGCCGTCAGCCGCCACTGGTTGAACGGCACATCGTCGTCAGGGAACGGCGCCACGATGGTCGTCAGCACGCTCTCTTGGTCGATGTAGGAGGTGATTCTTGCACGCGCGGTGCGCCAGAACTCGATGTCCGCATCATAGTAGCGGTACACGATCTCGCGGCCGACATCCGTCGCGGCAAACACCGGGTCGTTGATGACGATGAGCTCGAACGCTTCCGACTCGATAATCTCGTCGGCCTCGGTCGCAATCTCGACGGACGACAACACCGTGAACTGCACTCCGGTCGAGCCGGCCGTCTCGTAACCGTCGGCCGCGAAAAGGTCGGCCGGGACGATGGGATTGAACTCCAACGAGGCGTCGAGATACCCCGCACCTTGGATGTCCTCGCCCTCTTCCAGCGACGGCCCGATGTACTCGATGAACCGCTGCGTGCGGTTCACATCGGCCTCAATCGTCAATCTGTCCTCGCCCTCGGTCAGCAGGTTGCCGCCTGCCTCGAGCGCAAGCTCATACGGGAAGTCGCCCTCAATGGTGCGCGAGACAACAAGCCACACGTCGTCGAGGTCACCGTTCGGACTCGGGATGACCTGCACCGCCTCGACCTTCGCGTCGTTCCCCGCGATGGGATGCTGGTGCCACCCGTAGATGTTCTGCTCGCGGTCGTAGGTCAGCCCGATGAGCCGCCCGTCCCCGAGCACGCACCAGAGGATGTCGTCCGGCTCCTTCTGGTACTCCATGTCCACGATGCCCGAGCGCGTGACCTCGGGGTACAGGACGTTCATGTCCCGAGGCACCCACGCATCAGCCTGGATGTCGAACCGCAGCTCCATGATGCGCCGACCGCCGACGCGCGCGAACAGCACCGCGTCCTCGACCAGCACAGGCTCAAGCTCCATCGACCCCTCGGCGCTCTGCAGGTCGAACTTGACGTTCTCCGGGCCTAGCGGTGCCGTGGTCACATTCTCCCGGATGGCAATCTCCGCGCCGGCGGTGCCGACGATGAGCGCGTTGCCGGGGCGCATCCACCGCACCTTGTCGACGTTGCCGATGGCGATGGTCAGGTTCAGCGCGTTGTCGGCCAGAATCTCGCCCATCGTGTCGGGCGCGTGCGAGCCATAGTCTCCGGCCACCGAGGCGTAGATGTTCTGCCCGCCGCCCCACCACAGCCGATCGCGCCAGAACGCCGTCTTGTACGGGTAGGCCGCACCCATGCCGATGCCCCACGCTCCGACCCGGTAGTTGCACTCGGCAGAGGACAGGAGCTCGTTCGGCGCCACGCCCGGCCCGATGACGTCGGCGCTGACCTGCGTCGTGCTCGTCACCGCCGTGATCTTGAGGACCACATAGCCAGGATGCAGGAACTTCCACAGCACGCCAGCGTTGCCGTCGTAGTCCTGCCCCTCCTCGTGGATGGGCCGCACCGCGCCGGTCGTCGCCGAGTTCACGGCCTCGTAGAACTTGCCGCTCGACTTGCGGACGTTGCCAGCCGTGATGGACTTGGCCGTCTCCCACTGCGTCGTCGTGATGTTCACCGGCTGCAGCCGCAGCAGCATCCCGACCGAGTTGTTGTCGAAGATGGCCGCCGCAGAGGTGACCGTCACGTTGCCGCTCGTCCCGGACAGGGTGAAGCTCACCCTCGCATCCGGCTCGCGCTGGAACGGGCCGTCGGTCGGCGCATAGGCCGCGAACGCCCAGCTCGTGTTCCCCGCGCGCGTCAGCGTGCGCGGCTGGTAGCCCTCGCACCCGATGTACAGCACGTCGCCAGACTGGGCGATCGACAGCGCCGAGGTGTTCTCCGCCGTGAAAAGGTCTTCCTCGGCATACGGACTCGCGATGGTGTACACCCGCGCCGCGTCACCGTTGCCGTTGTAGACACCATACGCCGTTGTGTCTATCACACCGCCATCGATGTCGTAGAGCTCGAACGTCTTCGCGCCGGCATTGACGTTCGTCACCTTGACGTACCGCCCGTTCACCTCGGTCATGCCGAAGACGCCAGAGATGTACATCCAGTCCCCGTTCGACGGGTCGGCACCGACATAGGTCACCACGCCGGGACTGGCGTTGGTGATGCCCGAGATGTCGATGGGGTCTTCCAGCACCACACCGCGATCGGTGTAGAACCGGCAGTAGTAGTCGCCGAACTCGATGACGTATGCCTGGTCGAAGGCGAACTCAAACCGCTGCAGCCACACCCGCTTGTCGGGATACCGCGCCTGCAGCACAGACTTCGTGCCGGGACACCGCTTCGCAGGCCCCTGCGCGGTCGGGATGAACCGCCGCATACGATGCACGCTCGAAGCGTACTTCTCGAAGTCGGTCCGCCCAGACATGAGCGAACCCACCTCGCCGCCGTTGAAGTTGACGATGGCTGGATTGACGTTTGGCATCAGAGCCTCACGGTCAGCCAGGTCGTGTCGGCAAGGGACTCCGGTGGATTCTCGATGGCGTTGCTCTTCACCGCGTCCATCACCGCCATCCGGTAATCGCGCAGTGCGGCGTTCTTCTTGGCGTCAGACTGCGTCAGCGCCTCGCACACGTTATAGGCCAGCAGCGAAGCGAACGCATCATCGAACGACGGGTCGAACCGCGTCGTGTCCGAGATGCGCGCCAGATACCGCAGGTTCAACTGCCCGCTGCTGCGGGTCAGTATCTTGCCGCCCTCAAGCACATATTCCTGTCCACCGCTGCTGATGAGGTCGGACAGGTCCGGCGCCGGAAAGTACGAATTGATCTGCAAGATACGCAGGCAGTCGGCCGGAACCGTGTACTGCGTCGCCGCGATCCGGACGGCGGCCGCAACGTCGGCGGCCAGCTGCGCCTTG